TGTTACAAATGATATTGATTTCCTGGAAGCACAAATGATTTATCTTTCACGTGTACATTCATACAAAGCAACTATGGAAAACGCCATAGACGAAATGTATGATATTGGATATTTCAATGAACCATTCGATCCATATCGTAATCGTATTCAAAATTTGAATGGTGAGTTGGTTCCAGAGCCATACAAATTATCAGAGTTGCCCATTGTATGGTTAGACATTGATGAAGATTATATATATAAACACGGTATTGTTCATTTCATGTTACGTACTACTTGTAAACAAACACTTTGCGAATTACTTTCGAATCGTCCTGTAGCTACTTGGCAACAAGCTTATATTGATACAAACATAATTTAAGGCAAATAAACTTTTATTTTGTAAGTGTATGGAATTTAAAAAAATGGGTATGATTCAAATTCCGCCCTCTTATACAGAATACTATAAACTTCAACATAAATATAAAAACAAATGTCCAAATTGTGGTAAAAAAGGATCACTTACATTTTCAGAAGAAAATAGAACGTTAACGGTAGTTTGTCAAACAGTTCACTGTAAAAGCAATATGGCGATTGTGATTCCTACTTATCTTACATTTGATCAATTGTACAAGAATCAAAAACAAGATTACATTGATATTACGAATCATGTACTCAAAGAAAAATTTGATTTAATGTTTGAATATAAAAAAACAACTGACCTTGCTACATTAAAAACAAATTTTTTACAAAAAAAAAGAGCTTATGAAGATACACAACGTAGACATGAAGAACAAAGCAAAGAAAGAGAGTACAAAAAACAAGAATTAGAAAAACAACGTGAAGAGATGATACATGCATTGCGTAATGGAAAAACAATCAAGGAAGATTTAAACTCAATATTAAATGATATACATCGAACTTCCTATATTAAAATTGGTCAGGAACCTGTACGTATTCCTGAATTTGAACGTGATATTTTAAGCTACACTATGTAAACTTTGTGTATAAGGGTTTTTCTTGAATGCATCTAGTAAATCAGGCGTATTTCGATCTGGTTCTACATATTTATTTGGATTTCGAATACCTCCATACATTTCCATACTAGGCGAAACATTGGTTAAAGAAGAACCTACACCTCCTGTATAAGAGGTATGCATAGAAGATCGATTGGATGTAGTTACTTGATTGATACTTGGTTGAAATGTTTGTATATTTCCACCTGCAATACGACCATGTGTCATACGATTGGATGAAATAGAAGCGTTCAAATCAGCATGGGTAGACATCGATTGAGGTAATACGCTCATACCTCCACCCATATAAGCTACCGAAGTTGTATCTCTTTGATTTTGTATGGGTTGTTGATCACTGACTTGATATCCACCATCTGTAATAGGCGCATAAGCACGACCACCTGCATCATATGCATTATACATGGTACCTTGTTTGATAGTAGGTGGAACATAAACATCTTTCATTGTTGGATTGGATACTGTAGAACCTGCATTTCCTTTTCGTGTCAATCCAACAATATCTTCTTTACGTGTAGGTCTTACAAAATCAGTAATAGGTGCCGTAATAGCACTAATGAGACCACCCATTGCACCAAACGAGGATGCATTTTGAAAAGTACGATTTGTAGGAACTAATGGATTCATAGATCCGTATCCTACTTTTTCTACAGGTGCTTGAGCTGGTGTGAATGCTTCGGTGCCTAACTGTTGTTTATGATCTGCACGATACATGCCATGTTTTGGCTGACTTTGTACACCACCATTACCAGCTGGTCCTGAATAAGATTTGGTGGTGGTTGCACGGTGAATGGTTGGATTTGGTTGAATAGACATTTGTGTAGGTCCTAATGTAGCACCCGTAGTGGTCAAATATCGTTCTGGTGAATTAATGTAAAATTTATCAGGTAAATATTTTTCTACCTTTCCTTCAATACCCAGATTTTTTACCAATGTTTGTGCTGGTCCTTCATGCTGATCTAACGTAAAAGTAGTTTTAGGTTTCGTTGCAACTCGTAATTCATTGACTGTTTTATCAATCCATTGTTCTCTTGCTTCTGTACCAGAGTTGAACCCTCCACTACCTTGTGAAGTATATCCTTGATTCATACCAGGTGCCACATGCATTTCTTGAAAAGGTTTTACATTGTTCATATTTTGACTTAAATTCACACGTGATTGATAAAATTCACTTTGATTTGGTGCACCGTTTGCCCATTGTATATTTTCTTGTGGTTTGAATAAAGGTGCAACTGCTGTTTTTGTAATTTGTAAAGAACCACTTCCTACTGCATTGTCTAAAATTTGTTCTGAATGATTTAAATCTTTCAAAGAATCGCCTATATTTTTAGTTTTTCCAAAAAAAGGCACCATATTTTCAGAATAATCATTCAAATTTACTTTTCGTCCTGCTAAATCTGTAAATTGTGGTTTGTTAGATTCATTTTCATAGTCAATATTTGGTTGAAAATATTTATCGGTCACTTGATTTGGATTACGATATGCATTTACAGAAAAAGATTCTTTTTTTTTATTAGAAATAAGATACAATCCACCTAGGGCTACTAACGGGATAGCTATTTCCATATCATACAAATACATTTTTATTGTAACAAATATACAGAATACAAAGAATAGAAAAAATAAATATTTTTGTTTTTTCTTTCCAAAGACGTTGTAGTTTTGTTGGTTTGGATTCAAAATGTTTTAAAAAATCATCATAATGTTCTTGTAGCGTAATCGTGGGTTTCTCTAATCGTGTATTGATGACATTATGAATATAATGGACCCATTGAATAAAATCTTTACGTGTATCTAAATAAGGAGAAACTGGATTTTTTTGTAATACTTTTTCATAAATAGTAGCTATAGATTTGTTTGGTATGAATTCATGAAAATGATGAACCAACCGATGATATATTTTTTTTTGAATACTTGTTGGATGCAATGGATAATGAAAAGCAACCGTATGTAAAAAAAACCAATAATGTGGTCCCCAAATTGTAGGATCCATTAGTATTATTTTACAAATTATATTTTATAACTTACGTTTTGTTTTACGACCACCTTTTTTCATTTTTTGTTGTATACCTCTAATATAACTACGTAGTTCATCAATAATTCTATGAATTGTATCATCTTTTGAACTTGGTTCATATCCTGCACGTTCAAAATCAATCAAATAAGCTTTTTTTGTTTTTTCATTATAAACAATATTTTCTTGTGAAATATCATTATGAAAAAATCCACTTTCATTCATAACAATAATTTGGTCACGTAATTCTTCCAATGCATGTAATAGTTCTTCTGCATTTCTTAATTTTTCAGGTGTAATTTTATGTTTATGAGCTTCAAAATAATAATAAATGTATTCTAAATCGTTTGCTATATATGTTTCTATTGAAACACCACCATATTTAGATAATGCAAGTGTATCATACGTTAAACCTTTTACTTCTTCTATGATTGGACTTTTACATAAATGTTCTACATAGATGGCACCGTTTGGAATATATCTTTGAATAATACTTGCAAATTGTAATTCTTTTTCTGCTATAGCAGAAGTGGTCAACTTGGATACATAATCACCTTCATATTCACATAGTGAAGGATAATATACAATTCCGCTAATACCTCTACCAATAATCATAATATATATGTATAAAGTATGGACGAATGTGGAAGATTTGTGTATAATACTGAAAAAAATGACCCAACGAATTGTCAACCCAATTATAGGAAATGGTGTAAATTATGGAAACAAAATCCCAAATATTCAAAATTTGATCCAGACATTTATTATCATAGTAAAGGATGGTTTGGAACACCAGAACCAGAACATTGTAATGGCCCTTTAAATACGACTGCAGCCAAATTGTACTGTAAATACAATAAAGAACAGTGTTCAAAAAATCATCCTACAAGAAATCAAAAAGAATACGTACATTTCAAAGGTGGAAAAACAAAAAGAAGAAAGGCATTAAAGAAATAAACTATTACAAGATATGTGGCATTTTGTACAAAAATGGATTCCCAAAAAAATGCCAACTCATGTTGGACGTTGGAAATTAGAAACTTGTAGTAAGAAATTAAATAATAAAATAGATTTATCCAATGAAGATCACTGTGGACCATGTGGACAATATATCATAAACAAAAATAAACATAACAAATCTAAGTAAAATATGTCAAAAGAATTAGTTGCTTATTTTGCAACTAGTACTTCATTATCTGGAAGATTTATATTCATGTATTTGTTGTATACGAAAAAATCTACAAATATATTTTCTTTGTCATTTTCTATTGTCAATATAGTATCTTCTTGTTTATGGATTGTGTATAGTCAAATGATACTAGATACACCATTGCTAATAAGAGGATCAAGTGATTTATTATTGTTTTCTATTTCAGCAACCTATATTTTATATAATAGAAATATGATTGAATAAAAAAGATTAAATAGAAATAAATGAAATACAAGAATGAATAAATGTAATAATTGTGGTAAATCATGGCATGTCTATAAACAATGCAAAATGCCAATTGTAAGTATTGGATTGATCAATGTAAATGAAAAAAAAGAATATTTGATGATTTGTCGTAAAAAATCATTAGGATATGTAGATTTTTTGTGTGGTAAATATTCATTGACATCTATTTTACATATTATGAATTTGATTGATGAAATGACACTAGATGAAAAAAAACAATTGATTGAAAAAACATTTTATGATTTATGGGAAGATTTATGGTGCAGTAAACCAGACGGAAGTTCTGAAGAATTGAATGCACAAGAAAAATTTATGATGATAAAAAATGGTTGTATGATTGGGAATCAATGGATTACATTGAAATCATGTATTGAAGATAGTAAAACAGAATGGAATGAACCAGAATGGGGATTTCCAAAAGGAAGAAAAAATCATTATGAAACAGATTTATTGTGTGCTTACAGAGAATATGAAGAAGAAACAGGTTATGATCGTAAAGATTTACAATTGATCAAAAATATAGTTCCTTATGAAGAAATTTTTATTGGTTCCAATTACAAATCTTATAAACATAAATATTTTGTTGCAAGAAGTAATGAATCCTTACAAAAAAGACCTTATCAAAAAACAGAAGTAAGTGATTTAAAATGGTTCACGTATGAAGAAGCGATGAAATCGATAAGACCTTATAATGTTGAACGAAAACAAATATTAACTATGATTCATACCATGTTAGACGAATATATTGTTTTATAATATGGAATATGAAGATTTATTTCAACAATCAAGTATTTCAGGTCATTGGTTAAGAAGTAGTACAGGTACAACTTCTTGTAAACTATCAGCACTACTTTATATTTTAATACATTTTATGAAAGATAAAATATCACCTTACAGAATTCCTAGTTTCACTAAACAAATAGTGAAAGACATACAAAGTGATGAATCGAGTGTGCGTCATTTGAAACACATTTTATCAAATCGTTCTATAAATGGAACTATAATCAAAGACACAACTTTTTTGAAAGGTGACATGTGGTATGTAGGATTAGTAAAACAATCACAAGATATGACTTTACCCGGTAATGTAATTGATCATTATTTTGTCATTGTTCGAACAGAAGATGGATTTAAAATTGTATCTTCTTATGGATGTTCATTTGTCTACATCAAACAATATGAAACATTCTTAAACATAGACGAATTTGACGGATTCATAAAAGCATTAGACAAAGTTAGAACAAGAACTTCTGAAGAAGTAATACGTAATTTCATAAGAAAATATTTTTTAAATTTAGACCATTATATAGAAAAAAAAGTAGATCCAGATGAAAATGATGGGCGTACTACAACAAGTCCTACATTGAGAGAAAGAGAAGTAGAATGCTATCTTACATCTAAGTATCATATGGAATTTTATCCTATTATGGATACTTTACAAACTATGATAGGAATACGACCAAAAAATACAAGAAAAGGTAAACGTAAACAATATGTACATTTTACTCGTGATCGTCATAATTCTTTTTATAAGAAGTAGATTTTGGTGTAAACAACCTATGCGTCACTTGTGGGGATTACCTACTACAACATTTTATCGGAATAATGCATTCTGGAACACATATTGTAATACGATACGTGTTCAACCAAGTAATATAGAAGAGGTACTTTCTTATCACAAAATAAAACATGAGATGTATTTACAAAATTCATATTGTACTGTCTATAAAAATCCTGACATCAAAGGTTGTATAGTGAGTAGAAAGGTGAAATTTTTTTATCCAACAATAAAAGATGCTTATTATCATGAAATCATACTAGCAGATTCAGAATCCATCAAACAAACACTGTTTCAAACCCATGAATATTTGAGAATGAAAGATACAAAATGTATGATTTCATTGTTTTCATCTCCTACACGAATATCTTGGTTAGTCCCCGTAACGAGATATCCAATTGAATGGATACGTAGCTATTGGTTTCAAAAATATCCTATTCCAAAAAAATGCTTTGTCAAAGGTACCAAGGAGAATTTATATCTTCTTTATGATAGTTGGAAAACACCTTTTTTATGTCAAATGTCTCCTTCGTTGATCTCTTTGGCAGACATGATGGAATCAAAAAGAATATCGATATTTTATTATTTTCAAGAATCATTAGTTGCCATTTTTTTTTTCAAAAATACAATGGAATTAGACAAAAATGATGCTATTTTAGATTGGATTGGTACGATTCATTTTACAAAAGATCCAATTGAAAAAGCAATTTCTACTTTGTTATACAGTTTTCGTAAATTATATCCTATTCTACGAATTCATCAAGTATCACATACGCCTAGATATCATGGATACAAACAATCCCATTTACAACATTACATTTATAATTATGGAACAAAACGTATTTCTCCTAAAGATTGTTTCTTTTTGTAACGCATTTTCAAGCAAAATATAATATATAAAAAATATACTTAAATAACTACTTCTATTAAGGGTATAATGCCTAAGAAAGCTGTAAAGTCCGAGCCTACACCTGTTACTCCCGCACCTGTCACTGTTGAGACAGTTGTCAATCCTGTTACCCCTGAGGTAGTCAAGGAGGATGACCTTTCATCGGCTTACTCCGATGTAACCGCCAAGCTTTCTGCAGTTCGACAGCAGATGTCTTCACTTATCCTTGAGTTCAAGACTCTCCACAAGCGTGCGGAGCGCGAGCTTAAGGCTGTACAGAAGGCTGGTGCTAAGCGAAAGCAACGGAATGCTACACGTGCTCCCAGTGGTTTTGTAAAGCCTACTCTTATCAGTGATCAGCTTGCAGAGTTCCTCAACAAGGACAAGGGTAGCCTTATCGCTCGTACTGATGTAACACGTCAGATCAACGCCTACATTCGCGCCAACAAGCTCCAGGACCCTGCGAATGGTCGCAAGATCAACCCAGATGCCAAGCTTAAGAAGCTTCTCACACTCAAGCCTACTGATGAGCTTACCTACTTCAACCTTCAACGGTACATGAGCCAGCATTTCCAAAAGACGGTAAAGCCTGTTGTATAAGTGTATCTAAATAATTAAATTCTTCTGATAAAATCATAAATTCTTTTGTATTCATATGAACAATATTTTTTTCATGGGTTAACCATTGATGAAAATTCACTTTTCCTGATTTTATGAACTGATAATACCATTTCATATAATCATATATCGTATAATTCGATTCTGTATAATCTGTACCAGATAACATACAGATCATTTGAAAATCTTCTAGACTAATTTGAAGTGCATGTAAAATGTTTTCTAATTGATACAAAATAACTGTTTTTTCATGTAGATTTACTTGGCGGAGTACATGAGAACAACCATATACAAACATATCCATATCATCACTCATGCAATATTGTGCATTACCTTGTTTCATTATACGCGCGCATACTTCATCTGCTTCATGTGGTGCTTGTATATATTTTACTTGTCTACTATTCATAAGTTCTTTGATTTGTTCTACATCTCGTTGACTTACACGTATAAAGTTTTTTTTAAGAGTTTGGAGTACCTCTGGTGTTTCTGTATGAAGAACTTGTTGATATTGTTCCCATGCAATTTGTTTTTGTTGTTGTCTTTTTTGTAAAGTATGTTTTTTATTTGTCTTTGGTTTTCCATCAAAGACAAAAATGGGATATATTGAATATTCCTGAAATAAATCAATCAATTGAGTCATGGATGAAACGAGAGAATCCAACGATTTGAATTTGTATAAATAAATAGAAGTATCAATTACTACCGTAGAATTAGATAGTGTATCAAACAAAATAGTACAGATACCTTGTTTACATTGTTTAGTAAGGTAACCATTCAAATAACGTATTCCCATTATGCATTTCTTTTTAATAAAAAGATCAATTTTTAAATAAAAACATGTCTAATGAAGTAGATACGCAAAATATACGATGTAATATGATACCAAATATGAAAAATCCTAAAAGAGTATACAAATAAGGCCATTTAAATAATTTTGATAAAAACCATGCACCAATAATGGTCATAATACAATCCGCAATAGCTATACCAAATACATGTTGGTGTATTCCTTTTCCAGGAATACCTAAAGCGTTCTTGTATTGACAAAGCATATATTATGGAAATAGAATGTCCCCATTGTCAACAAAAAATATGGATTGAAGAAATCAATTGTGGTATTTTTCGTTGTGGTGTTCTAAAAGAAAATGGAGAACAAATACCTTCACATGCAACAAAAGAAGAATGTGAAGCTTACATCAAAAGGGGAATTTATGGGTGTGGAAAACCATTTCAAATCAAAGAAAATGTATCAAAGTGTGATTACATATAGTTCCATCGAATGGGTATTTTTTCCTTACTTTGATATACACAAAGTGATTTTTCAATTCGACACAATTCTTTACACAATTTACGAAACAATGAAGTTGTAAACTCTTTTCTTTTTTCAATGATTTGTTTTTTTGTCAATGGTTCATAATTTGAATAATAATCTACAAAATCATAATCCGTATGATATTTATAATACATTGTTTTTTGTATTCCTTTTATATATTCATTTGAAACTAATTTGTCTTGATATTCTCGTATTGTCTGTAATAAAGTATGGAATGTTTTAACAGCATTTTTTGTTTGTACATCAATTTCTATTTCGGTAAGTACACCACAATTCGAAGGTGTACAATGAATAATAATATCGTAAATGTATTCATGTTTTGTACGAAGTTCATGAAATAACAAATGATGTAGTAATAATTCAAAATAAGGTAGAAAAAAAGTTTTTTTCGTAGAAGGAAATCCTAAAAATAAAGTAGTATTTTCTTTGTCATATTTTGTATATAAAATATCATGACAATAAGTAAAACAATCTTGAATGGGTATTTTTTTTCCAGGATGTGGAACAAGTTTTTTTTCAAAAAGAGAAACGATGGAATGATCAAAATCACCATACACGACAAATAAACAATTTTCTGTATGGAATTCATCATATGCAGATTTTATATCTTTCATCGTCAATGTTTCTACATTTTTTATTTGTAATGAACAATCTTCCATATATTGTAATCCTTCTACCGTATAAAATGCCTGGTGAAATACATTATATATTTCTTGTGATGGATTATCTGCAAGGGTTGACAATTCTTCGATAACTGCTTTTTTTTCTCTTTCTAACATAGATGAAGAAAACATAGAGCGTGTTATGATACTAGAGATATAATCCACCATTTCAGGAATATCTTTTTTATCTCCTTTCACGTAATATTTCATGATAGTATCATCTGTAGACGCATTTACTAATCCACCTTTTTTATCCCAATAAGAATTACAAGATTCTTTGCATTTTTTCCATCCAGATACCAATACGTGTTCCAACAAATGATTTACTCCTGAATTTTTTTTTGTTTCAAACACAAAACCTGAATGAACCATCACTTCTAGATGTATCACTTTGGAAGGTTCATGAATAAATAAAAAAGGATAACCATTGATTTGTTTATGCATATTTATAACATGAGAAAAGGTTCCACTTTTGTTTTCATAGAATAACACGCATGTATTCTTCCATAACGCAAATAGGATTCATCCCATATATCAATATCTTCTTTGGATGTATTACTTGTCAATATCAAAATCACTTTTTTGTAAAAGATCATATCATCTAAAAAGGAAGACCAAGTAGATTTATTATACACAGAAATTGGTATTTCAACATGTTTTTGAAAATTATTTTTGTGTATGGTCTGTATCATCGTATCTACTTCTTCCATAACAAGAATCAATGGTTCATCATCACGTTGAACATCAACAATCAGTGTTGACAATTGATCACCTGGATCAGTTGGATTGAACGTATGACAGTAAAATCCTTTTAATTCTTTCGCTAACAAATAACCCATTGAACTTTTTCCAGCACCGGTTACACCATGCAAAAATACCGTTGCTCTACCAAGTTTTTGATAAATGTCAACAATGCCTCGCATAATTTCTTCTTGATCACCCAATGGTGTAATGTGGGATAAATCCATCTTAATAGGTGTATAATATAAATTTTTATACGTACCTTTTCTTACATATACAGTAACAGAAGATTCAGGTATGATATGTTCAGGATTTGATTGTGTAATACAAGGCATCGTAATTAATTGTTTGTACATTGTTGGATAAGTAAGTAAATGTAACTCATTTTCTTTTGAAATATATCCAATGTAATTTTTTCCTACAAAATAACCAAAAGGAACATCTTTATCGACATGCTTTATGAATGGTGTAATAATATTTGGTGAAATTTTTTTCAAAATAAAAGAAGTCAATTCACGATTTTCAGAAATAATATAATATTTTATTTGAAAGAGTGAAAGAAATAACATCATAAAATAAATTGGATTCATAGAACATACAATGTATCCAATTGCGATTTCATACACAGAAAGCATTTTCCCACAATCATAGTATATTTATTCAATTTTTAAATTATTTTTTCTAATTGATCAATCACTTCTTCTGACAATGTAGGGAATTGTATATCAAAATTAATGATCAATTGTCCAACTAATCCTTCACGTTTCATACCCATATTTGGAAGTATTTTTTGATATGTTGGATGAATAATGTTACCTTTGACATTGTTAATTTTAAATGTTTTTCCTTGTAAATAAGACAATTCAAAAGAAAAACCACACAATGCTTCTTTCAATGTAATAGTATGCGTGTAACATAAGTCTAACCCTTTTCTAACTAATACGTGTGGTTCTATCTGAATAAGAACACGTACATCTCCCATCGAACCGTCAGGTGACATATGTCCTTTATTCATAAGAATCATACCTTCATTGGAATCAATCCCTGGTGGAATATCAATATAATATGTTTCCTTTTCTAATTCTTTGATATGATTACGGTGTATCCATCGCTCGATCTTGATCGGAATTTTACAACCTGTATAGGCTTGATCTAGAGTAATCGATACATTCATTGTCAAAGGTGGTGGTTTCATCAAATTTTGAAAGATAAATCCTGGAAACCCTGGAGGAAATCCTTGCGCTTGAAATTGTCCAAAAGGAAATCCAAACATTTCAGAGATATCAACTTGTGGATTATCATATTGTTTTCGTTTGGACTCATCACTTAATGTTTCATATGCTTCATTTATTTCTTTAAATTTAGATGCATTACCACCGGGTCGATCTGGATGAAATTCTAAAGATAATTTACGGTATTGTTTTTTTATTTGTTCTGGTGTTGCATGTTTAGGAATACCTAATATGTCATAATAGTCCATACTTTAGACCATACTATCTTTCTAAATTTTAATTTTATACTTTGAAACAAAATTAAATGTATGGCTTATTATTATTCCAAGGTTCAGCTGTACCGTCTTTATGCCAATTTTTATCTTTATGTTTTCCATTGTTACAGAATTGTTCTAAAGCTTGACCATTGTAATTACCGTTTTTTTTAAAACGATTTGTACAATTCATATAATTCTCAGTCCATGTTTTTAATGGTTTCAATCCAAATAAACCTCCGCGTTTCGTTTTTACACGTCTTTGTCTATTTTGTCTTTTCGTTGCCATATTATATATAAATAAAATGTTTCATTTCATATCCATTGAAACAACTGGCTAAAGTATAAGCACCATAATTATCTACATACAAACAATCACCAATTTCTAATTCAGGTAATTTAGCTTTATCATCTATCATATCAAACGAATCACATGTTGGACCATATACAATAGATGGCCAATAAGGTCCTTCACGATCAGATTGAAGTAATGGTTTTGCATGATCAAACAGTGTGCAACTAAATGTACCATACAACCCATCATTCAAATAATAAATTCGCACTTCCCCTTTTTTCTTTTTACCAATAACATGTACATGTAAACGATGTGATGATTCCACTAAATATCGTCCCACTTCACTTATAAATATTTTGTTTGTAAATAATTTCATACCACGTCTTACTTCACTTGCACATGCCTCAAATGTATTTTCTTGAAATCCACCACCAATGTCAATTGTTGTAATTGGCATGTCAAACTCTGACGCAATATCGCACGCAATTTTACATAAATTGAGTGCTTCATAATACAAACATGGTTCTATGCATGGACTTCCTACATGAAAACTAAATCCAATGACATTCATATTTAAATTTTTTGCTTTGTACAATAGTAAAGGTACATCCAGTATTTCAATACCAAATTTTTTAGACAATTGTGAAAAACCAGTGTTTCTTACTGCAATACGAAGCAAAAGAGAAGCTGTAGGATAATACTCTTTTATTTTTAATAACTCATTTATACTATCAAAAACTAAAACAGGTATTTGATTTTCTTTCGCATAAGTAATATGATGGGGTAACTTAATAGGATTGGCAAAAAGTATATCCGAAGATGACGCTATTCCTAATACATCTTCTATTTCTTTTTTAGAAGCACAATCAAATTTTACACCAAGTGAATGTACATGTTCAATTATCTTTGGATGAGGGTTACATTTTACTGCATAATACATATTCACTTCAGGTAACCATTGTTTCCATTTTGTATAACAAGATGTTATTTTTTTTGTATCCACAGTACAATATGGCTCCATCTATAACATTCAATAAAGTTCTTTAAATACTATTCCCTATCCGGGAGTCGAACCCGGGTATTCCGCGTGAAAGGCGAACATCATAACCGTTAGACCAATAGGGATACGGCATCCGGGAATCGAACCCGGACTTTCTGCTTGGAAGGCAGATGTGATACCCTTTCACCAATGCCGTTAAAAATATGAATAAAATATGGTTAATGTTTACATGAATAATGCTCTATTATTGTAAAATCGTTGTCTACTTTCAAGAGAAACATGATTCCCAGTTGCATTTTCATATTGTTGTGGTGAATCAAAAAAAAGTCTTCTAGCTTCCTTATAATTCAATGGATCATTCTCCATGACTACATAAAATCGCAGTTCATCTTTAGAACCAATACGATAAGGAAGTACTTCACCCGTTATCGCATGCATAATATTTTTGGAATAGGTGTTGATTGGTTGATGAAAAAAAGTAGGTTTTTTCTTCATCTCCCATGCAAACTTACGACCTCTTCGTGACGAAGTAGGCACTTTTACTTGTGGGTCATAATAATCTGGATCAAAAAGCTCATCGGCCCACATCTACAATAGATAGACATTATTTCTCTTTAAATACTTATGATTGTATTATTTCTACATGTACACGATCCCCTACCTGAAGACTTAATAAAAAAGTTTGTATTTGCGCATTTGTCCAATCTTCAATGATGCCTTCAAATATTACATTATCTTCCGCACCACGTATGTGATGTATTTGTATATGTTCTTCTAATACAGTTTCATCTTCTGGTTCGTCTTCTTTGTAATCATTTACAGATTGAATAAATAAATTTCTTAAAAAATCAGGTCTAGAATATGTAAGATCAGGTCTAAATTGTCTAACAGTACCAGGGTTCATACCTGTCACTGTAAATGTAATCGTTTCTGTTATTGCTGCTGGAGATCCACCCCGCTTTTTCGATTTTCTTGATTTTCTTCTTTTAAATTTTCTAGATTTTGACATATTATAACAATATATTTTATTCAATATCAACATGTGTTAAAAAATGCCTACGGCAACACGGCTTGATAATTCCTAATGTATCCATCATATGTCCTTCGATTGATTTTTCTTTAGTTCCTTTTGTAAAATAAATGGGTTCACCATCTATCCCTTTTCTTGTTTTTTCTTTTTCTACTTGTTCCACATAAAATCGGTATTTGTCTGCAATCACTTTCCCGCAGGTAAAACATTTGACTGGAATAATCATCCTTATTCATACTAGATAAAAAAAGAATCAATTTTAAACATTTAAATACTTTACGATATTATAGTACAATGAATAAAGAGGATGATATCATAATTATGAATAATGAAATTTGTTTTAATCCTTATAATCCTAAAAATAAATGGATTAGTTTGAACCAAGTTCAAACTATTCTAACAAATTATGGAATCACAACTTTACATAATTTTGATTTTTACAAACAATCTTTCATACACCAATCTTACTGTAAACGTCCAGATGTAAAAACATGTTCATGTCCAGAAAATTGTATTGAGTTACAAGATAAGTCAAATGAACGATTAGAATTTTTAGGGGACGGTGTTGTAGAATGTATTACCAAATATTATTTATACCGTCGTTTTTATAGAGAACAAGAAGGATTTATGACTGAAAAAAAAATTGCATTGGTAAAAAATGAAGCCATTGGTAAATTAGCTTATGATATGGGACTACATGAATGGTACATTCTTTCCAACCATATGGAAGAAAAAAAAATGAGAACTAATTTAAAAAAATTAGGATGTTTGTTTGAATCCTTTATTGGTGCCATTTTTATAGACCTTGGGTTTGAAGCTTCCAAGACTTTTTTAGAAAATGTATATGAAAAACATATTGATTGGGCGGAACTTGTATTATGTGATGACAATTATAAAAATATATTACAAGTAAAATTACAAAAAAAATTCAAAACAACACCTGATTATCTAGAAATCAGTTCACATGATTTTTATCACATGGGTGTGTATTTATGTATAGGTCAACCTATTTGGAAAACGTCTATCAAACAAGCAGTCCCTTTTTCCAAATTTGGTTCGTTTGAATCAATACAAGAATACACAAAACATTCATCGGTTCTTATATTTTTGGGAGAAGGTAAACATAAAATAAAAAAAAAAGCAGAACAACTTGCATGTGAACAAGCGTTACAATTATTAGATTAAATATTTGGAAATCTAGCAAATCCAAGACATGAAATTGTAATGGAGGACCAAAGAATTATACAGAAAACATCATTCATCGGTTTTTATTTTTGTGTCAACGTAAAGCACAATCAATTTAAATAATCTTGTAAATAAAACCATATATCATTACATTCTTTCCATTGGACTAAATCAAACATTTCTTGATTCAATAGATAAACAGAATTCAATATATTTTGATCTTTTCCTATAAAATGTCCTATGGAAATGAAATATTCTAGCATATCATAGTATAAATCATTATATTTTAACAATACTTCTTTTCCTCCACCAAAAATCGTTGCACCAATACGACGGTATTTTCGATGAAAAACAGGTAATGTTTTCTTGGTGCAGTTTAATTCTTTTTCTTCAAATGGTTCAATTAATAAAGACAATATTTTAGAAGAATCCAATGATTGAATACGTTCTGGATTTGGCCATTCTATATATTTTTTTTCTCGAAAACAACCAATATCTACCCATAAAAAATAATTACTTTGAAATGGATTCATTTCAATAGCTAATTTTACAAAATGTATTTTTTCTGACCATATCAAATACAATTCTGGTGTATGACCAATATTGACTTCAAAATCTATTTTATTATTTTCATAAAATGTATCGATATATTTATAACTATAAAATTCTTCTAATGAAGTAATAATTATTTTTGTATTATTCTTTCTTTGTGTATCAATAAATGAAAAAGATTCTTTATCGCAAAAAATAACCATGGGATTGTCTATGGATAACATATTTTCCATCCATGTTTTATATTTTTCATGAGAATGTTTTGAATTTATTTTAAAATAACAAGTTACAATAGTAGTCATAATTATGTATCATTCATATTATTCTAATATTTATTATAATTAATATTTTCAGTTTATAGGCTGAAAAAATATTGTAATAAAGTATGAAGACAAAAAAACAAAAGCAAACATTCATCACTGTTTTTTTACGTATCTTAGATTTGATTAAATTATTTCATTGGAACACTAAAGATTATTCCAAACATAAAGCTACCGATGCTTTTCATGAATCACTTAGTAAATTGGTAGATTCTTATGTAGAAAAACATTTTGGTGAATCCGGACGCGTTGTAGTACATGAAACGATCCGTTGTGATACATTATTGGACGATACATTTTTAAAGGAGCTCAAACAATTCAAGGAATATTTAATTCATATGCGTAATCCTAGTACAGATTTGTCCAATATTCGAGATGAAATGTTAGGAGAAGTGAATGAATTTCTTTATCTTTGGACGCTTCATTGATTTACGTTTACCACCCATACTTGCTTTACCTGATTTGGAAGCACTTCTAACTGTATAACGATGAGAAGTAGCCGATTCTGCATAAATTCCAGCACAACTATTGTCTATAATTAATGGATGAACATATCCTAAACTAAATAAATATTCTACTAATTCTTTTCTATTTAAATTTGCAATGTGATGTTTCAATTGTGTACCTGTTCCAACATGTCCTTTTGTATCTTCTATTACAACAAAGGAAAATTCCCATTTTGGATCTAATCTATAATGACGATTCACGAAACGTTTAGATGTATGCAAATTCCAACCTTGAATTCTTCTAAATGCATTTAATTTTTCTATTCTGGTTGTATCTCCACTTTCTAATTCCTTTTGAATATAATCATGCATGGCCCCTTTTTTTTCTTTCAATTCTATTTGTTTTTTTTTTCGAAACAAAGTTTGTAATATTTGGATGAATTCTAAAGATGGGAATGTCTCTGAACCTCTATATTCATCATACATTTCACGTGCTTCAATATGCCACAATTCATCTGTAACATTGATAATCCCACAAGGTACAGCTTCTAAAATACTTACATTTTTGGCAGTAGTTACAAATTCACATTCTACGACTGTTTTTTTTGAAGTACTAACACATCCATGTGCATGAATCAATACAACAATATCAATATATTCTGTTTCATCAAATTGATTGTTGTATTTTTTTAATACTTTATTGAATAATATTTCTATTTCTCCTTGTTGTTCTCTAGTTACACTAGGATCGAATATACATATTCCTACATATTCTTTACCATTAAAACGTATCATAAAATCTACATTATCTTTCAAAGGCCCTACTCTTTCTTTCATAGTAGTAATGATTTCATCTTCCATAATTTACGTTTCGTTTTTTTACCACCAAAATTGTATTCTGCCAAAGCATTTTTGTGTATTTGTTTTGTAATGGTTTCTCTTCCAGTTTCATAACCATTACATCCAAGATCAATAAATACAAAATGATTACCGTACTTTGAAGCTCTTTTTATTATTTCGGTTTTATTTAACACAAGTGATTTTCTATCTGTGAATGGTCCCAATTCACTTTCATCTAGTAATGAATGCATTTCATTTCCAACATACAAAAATGCGCTACCAGTATTTTCATATCCGTGTTTCCTTTTTTCTAAAAATTCCCATTCTTTTTCATAATATTGTGTTCTACTACGATTTATTTCTACAGTAGATCTTAAAAATGTAGGCAAGTCTTCATCTTCGCGATATTTCGTATCTATACGTAATGTGGAATCTAATTCTATTGCGATAGTGGATACTTTTGATTTATTTACTCTTTTAGCGAATTGATGTATACTCGGCGTATCTACAAAACATGAAGTACCTATAGGTGCACCTAATATAGTTACTACTGATACATCTTCGTATGTTTTTGGTTTAAAAAATTCAGCCCTTACATCTGAATGACCTATTACAAAAATAATACCGTCTGGTTTGAAATCATCATGGATAGATAGTTTTATTTTGTTTTTCTTCGATACTTTCGGTTTAGGTGGAGGCATTACATATGCCATAATACAATATAAAACTATTTTCTTTACATAGAATAATGGCAGACCTCTACACTATGTTTCCAATCCAAGATATGGATGCATGGACCATGTACAAAAAGCAAGTAGACTGCTTTTGGCGTGTAGAGGAAGTGGATCTTTCCAAAGATATGGTTCATTGGAAACAATTGACGGAATCCGAACAACATTTTCTTTCCATGATTCTTGCTTTTTTTGCATCTAGTGATGGTATTGTCTTAGAAAATTTAGCTTTGCGTTTCATGGCGGATGTACAATCTTCAGAAGCGCGTGCGTTTTATGGTTTTCAAATCGCCATGGAAAATATTCATTCAGAGATGTACAGTGTATTGATCGATACCTATGTAGAACAACAAAAAAAAACATCCCTCTTTCGAGCCATTGAAACTTTTCCTTGTATCCAGAAAAAAGCAGAATGGGCATTGAAATGGATCGGCGATTCTTCTTCGTTTGCGACACGTTTGGTTGGTTTTGCATGTGTAGAGGGAATCTTTTTTTCAGGAGCGTTTTGTAGTATTTATTGGATGAAAAAACGCGGATTAATGCCTGGTCTTACTTTTAGCAATGAATTGATTAGTCGTGATGAATCTATGCATACCGATTTTGCTGTATTGCTTTATAAACGTCAAGTACCTCTAGGTGAAGAAGTACTACATTCCATCATCAAGGAAGCAGTTACTATTGAAAAAGAATTTATTGTAGAGTCTTTACCATGTAAATTGATTGGTATGAATTCTGAATCCATGAGTCAATATATTGAATTTGTAGCAGATCGATTGTGTACTCAATTGGGATATCCAAAGATATTCCAAGCAACCAATCCATTTTCATGGATGGAAATGATTTCTTTAGAAGGAAAAACAAACTTTTTTGAAAAAAGAGTTGGTGAATATGCATTAGCGAATACGGTAAAGACGGATGATATGTTTACTGCGGATTTTTAGAATATCACCTACCAATTGTAAATTTATTTATAAGAATTGAAAACACGATCCCAAAGTTTGAAACGTTTACTATAATTACATGATAATAATGTATGATGTAAATCATGATCTTCTGTTTTTAATTCTATATGAAAGAATTTAGGTAACCAAATACATTGTACAAATCCGCATGAATTTGTATATTTTCCAGAATGACCAGCAATTTCAGAAAAAGTTTTATAATTTAATATTAATAAATATTGAAAAGTAGTTATATCAAAAAATAATTTTTGAAAAATAAATAAAGAAATTAGTTCTGGAATAGATACGGCAAGAATAAAATCAAATAATGTTTGATCAAATGTAACAATACTAGTCAAATGATAATGTGTATGATGTTTTTTATGTATAGCATACAAAAAAGGATTCATGTGAAAACTACGATGAATCCAATAATGAAAAAAATCAAACATAATTTCATATAAAAAAGATACAGGTATAAATAATAGTAAGTCATATTTGCTGATAGTATCTAAATGCAGACAACAAAAACTAATTGTTTCAATACCTGTAATTTTTAATATATTTATTTGAATCTCATGATTATTTATTTTTGAAATACCTTCTTTTATATTTTTTTTATTTTTTACATTATAGTCAATAAAATATATCATAAAATAATTACGAAATAAAAAAACAAAATATATGAAACGATAATTTACTATAAAATAGTAAATTAAAAATGTTATTGAAATTAAACTTCCATTGATCAAACTATAATTTTTTAAAGATTTTAAGCTCATATAATATACTTATAATGAATTCTTGTTACAAAGTAAATGTTCCTGAATCTGATACATTAATTGTATCTTTTGCTGGAAATGCAAAATTATTTGGAGGGTTACAAAAATTTGAATTTGTAAATAGTTTAAGTCAATTTCATATAAATAAACATTTTTATATAGATGAATATTCAGATTCTTATCATAAAGGAATAGTAGGTATATCAAATACAATTGATGAAACTGTCAGTTATTTAAAAAATGAAATAAAAAATTATAAACATGTTATTTTTTTAGGAAATTCCGCAGGTGGATATGCATCTATTTTGTTTGGTTCATTGTTGAATGTAAATACTGTTCTTGCATTTGTACCACAAACGATACGTCGTAATGAAAATATTGATGAAAAATATAGAGATATTAGTACTTTTATAAACGATACAACAAAATATTATATTTATGGAGATACAAGTATTATGGATTCATTTGATTGTCATCACATGTCTCATTGTGAAAGAATTTCTCATCATTCAAATGTTATTTTTATCAAAAAAAATAAAATAAATTTAAAAATGATGAGAGACAATGGAGAACTATTTGAAATTTTAAATAAAATCCTAGATATTCGATAGTTCACTGTATTTTTGTAAAAATGTTTTCAAAAACTGGAATTGTAGTACAGCCAAATTCATAAGATATGAATATTCTATTGTTATTTTACATTGGCACTTTTCTAATTTATCTTTCAGTAAAGGCATATAGTTTTGTACATTTTAAATAATCATATAAATCATGTATCCAAGTATTCAACCACATCACAAAACAATGATCCACGTAGATACTCTTCCAAATGGAAAAAAAGTGGAACTTTACGTAGAATGTTCTGGAAATAAAAATGGTATACCGGTTATTTATTTACATGGAGGTCCTGGAGATCATATTACGCCTGGTCATCGTCGATGGTATGATCCAAAAGCATACCATATTATTCTTTGGGATCAAAGAGGAAGTGGTCAATCCAAGCCGTTGAATCATACAGAACGAAATACATCCAAACTATTGATTCGAGATATGGAAAAAATAAGAGAATATGTAGGATGTGATAAATGGGTAGTTGCTGGTGGTAGTTGGGGTTCTTCCCTTGCGTTATTATATGCTCAAAGCCATCCTCAACGTGTTCTTGCCATGATACTTCGTGGTATTTATGATTTATCACAAGAAGATGTATTGGATGATATGTATCCAGAAGAAAAAGATAAGTTACACCATTTATTAAATATTAAATCGGATCGTGAAGAACAAACAAAATTTAACAAAACCTTATCTAGAAAAACTAAAAAACGTCGACAATTGATACATTTGATGACGAATGAAGAACCCATGTATGTGATGACAACCCCTAAAAAGTTAGGGTACAAAGAAACGGAAACCATGACCATTATAGGGAATCATTATGATTCACACAAATACTTTGTACCCAAAGATACCATTTATAAAAATATGCATAAAATAAAGCACATTCCAACGATTATGGTAGAAGGACGTTACGATATAGTAACACCTATGCGTATTGCGTACGAATTATCTAAAAGGATGGACCATTGTGAATTAGTGGTGGTTAGTGCAGGCCATACCGCCAGAGAAGAAAATATTTTGAAACAATTAGTAAAGGCATCCGATAAATTAAAAAATAAATTGTAATAGTATGTATTCGAACATAGACGAAATGCCAAGAATAGGAGATTATGTCATTCTACAAACAACCATTTATCCTAAAACTTGAATGAAAATGGTCAAGTATTTAAAGTTACAGAAATTACGGGAGATTCTGTAAAATTAAATGGAAGAATAGTTAAATTTCCTTCCGAATTATATTTTGTACATAGAAATAATGTAGATACTCAAACATTAACATTAAAAAATCCTCAACAAAATCCAAATACTTATGCAATGCCGTATCTCGAACCTTTACATTCTATCACACCGGACAGTAGGACAACTACACCTAGTGATTGGTCATCTTTTTCTTCTGAATCACCATTGGATGTTTCTATTACACCTAGACGTTTGTTTGATGAAGATTGGGAAAGAAGTGGAGGTAAACGTAAAAAGCGTACAAAACGTACAAAACGTACAAAACGAACTATTAAACGCCGGAAGTAAACTTTTTACGTGTTCCACCTAAAAAAGAAGATATAAGTTTATTTGTACGCGTTCTTGTAAATGGAACTTTTGTTTTCATTGTTTGAAATTTAATACGATCCATCATATGTGATTTTAAACGTTCTCTCCCAATAGGTGGTATTTTTTGATCAATCATACATTGTATAAATTGATCATTTTCATCTAATGAAGAATCAATATAAGAAAGAATTTTTTTTAAAAGTGAAACCCTTTCTTCAGGTTCCATTTCTTCAGGATGTGAATTACTATATATTTCCTTGGTAAAATATTCTTTATATTTTTTAATAGCAAAACATGCTATATCAGGATCTGCCTTTAAAGTTTCAGATGCAAATTGAATTTGCATGAAAGAAGTGTTTATAGAAGCAATGACCACTTCTTTATCATTTTTAAATTTATCTAATACATATTGTAACACATAATCATTTGTCTCAGAGTTTACTGCAACCATAACTACTTCTTTATCATTTTGTAATCTTTCAGATGCATGATTTATGAATGTTCCATTGATTTTAAGAGATTCTATAACTACTTCTTTATCATTTTTTAATTCATCTGATACAAAAGGTAGTACAATACAATCTTTGAATTTTAGTAATTCCATAACAAATGATTTATCATTTTTCAAAGCATTTGATGCATATTTAAATGAATAAGCTGGAGAGTCACCATATCTTTCATTTTCATCAGCTTCTTTTTTCACTGCTATCATTACTACTTCTTTATCATTTTTCAAAGCATCAGATGCATAATTCAATACTGGAAAATGAACTAAATCATCATCATCATCAAGAGGAAAAAATTCATCGAGTGAATCACGTTTATGCTGTCTTATAGCTGTTACCACTACTTCTTTATCATTTTTTAATGCATCCGATGCATATTGTAAAGAACGTGATTGTTGATTAACTGCTATCATTACTACTTCTTTATCATTTTTCAAAACATCAGATGCAAATGCTAATGCTAACCCATTTTGTAATACAGCTTCTGTAACAACTTTTTTACTTGATGTAAATTCACTATATTGTAATGCCATACCATTTTGATATACAGCTATCAATGAAGCTCTCTCCCTCTTTTTATATTCAATAGTTGAATATTTATTTGGATAATTCTGTTTGAATGCATATTTCAAAGCATACCCATTTTGTGTTACTGCTGGTTCAATTACTTCTAAATTATATTTCAAATTGTCAGATGCAAATATTAATGCTAACCCATTTTGTTTTACTGCTAGCATAACAACACGCGGGTCATTACGTAATCTAGTAGTTGCAAACTGTAAAGCCCAAGCATTTTGTTCTACTGCTTCCATAACAAGATACGGATCATTACGTAATCTAATACTTGCATACTGTAAAGCCAACCCATTTTGTTTTACTGCTGTAAGAACAACAGACTCATTATCACGTAATCTAACACTTGCGAACTGTAAAGCCATACCATTTTTGTTTACTTCATCCATTAGTTCATAACGTTCAAAATCCATATATTATTGTAAGATTTGAAACCTATTACATCAAAAGGATGAACCCTTATGGTTCGGGCGTACATGTGAAAACATGACTAAAGAATTAAAAAATAAATTGTAATAATATGGAACTTTATTACTTTAGTATTATTGAATGGTACACAATGGAAATCACCTTTACAATTAAATTATTTACATCCAAATAATGTAAATACTCAAACATTGAGATTAAACCTAATCAAACACCAGATACCTTACTTCTTTTACCTTCGTATTCAGATTATACTTACAGTCCTTCTCGGAGTAGTTATGATTCTATCTTGTTTTATAATCATATTGTTTGAAACTTTATAGGTAAAAGTTACGTTTTACGTTGTTTGTGACGATAATTTCTTACTCCACCACTACCAGTAGATAAACTGTTCGATTTATAAAATACCATTGTGTTATCTGTAAAATGCAATTTAAAAGAAGGTAGAGCACGAGGTACATTGATCCAGTTTGGAACCAATACTGTATAATTTGTATATGTATATATTTCACCAGGAATGTAAATTTTATCACTTGTATTATTACCAATGGGCGAAAAACCATTTTTTATTTTCCACCCACCAAATTTTTTTCCGGAAGGAGGAGACCAAATTGTTTTATCATCGTATCCCGTATTGTTTGTATATTGTACATTATAATTGTTTGTACTTACTGGAATAGGAGGTGGAATATTTAAAATATATGCTTTTGATGAATATGAATAATAAGTTATATTACAATTTGGTTCTAGATCTCCATCCAAAGGATAATAAATGATAGATGGTGGACCACCAACTGCAAGTCCTGTTTCACTCATTGGACCCATAATCAAACGATCTTTTTTAGTATCTACTGTAGAATGTGATAACCCTTCACTAAATATATGAGCATTCCCTGCAGAAATGGAATAATGTTGTCCATCCACAATAAATTCACCATCACTATCCGTTAAATAAATTAAAAAAGTAGTTTCAAATGGAGATATTCCTTTATCCACATGTTCTACCGTATCTCCCCGTACCCATGTCATTGGAATCATTTGAGATACCTTGATTCTTTTTTCTAATTTTGTTTTGATTGTTTCATACAAAGGAATAGAAAAATGAACCATAGGTGTTTCTGAAAGCCTATGTTTATGTAATGTTACATTGGGATCATTCATGATATTGGTTATTTCTTCTGACGATAAAAAATTAAATAAAATATCGTTCATATATTATATTTATATTAAATAGACAACCAAAAGTCTATATTTTACAATTAGGTAAAAACATATCTTTTTCTATCAGTTTATACACCTTTTTACATTTCAAACGCCCATTATTTGTAACCTTTAAATTTGGTTCCTTTTGCTTCAACATTTGTTGGAGTAAACGTTGAAACGCCCAATAATTGTTGTCCTGAATTTTTTATGTATTGTTGCGCTGATGGATTTCCTTTGTTTGCTACTAAATTCTTATTGTTATTATTGATTGCCATTTGTAAATTAGCCATATACGCTTTTCTGTATTCTGGAGTGTTCATTCTGTGTGTTGTGTATATAATGATTATAAATATTTTCATTTCAATTTTTTTATTTGATAGTGGGCGTTTCAAATGAGAAAAGGTGTAAAAACAAAAATATTCAATTAAATTTGAATATTTCCAAGAAATAGAATCTGATTTTTTTTTTGAATATAGATAAAAATCGTACGATGTAATGGTTGAATATGTAACGAAAACATGTCTTTCATTATATCTATTACAGATACCATCCATTGATGTAGATTATTTTTTACATCGAATAAAGATATGTGAATACGTACATCTCGTAAATCATTTACATCACGAAGGATATCTTTGATCTTTCGTATAAATCTATGTACATATTGGGTAAATGTACCTTTGTCACATTTATGTTTAGGGTCTTTCACATCCACACCAAAATAAGTTTTACGTGTGTAACAAGAAACAATAGAATAGTCCATTTTAAACATAAAAGATTAACGTATTCAATTTTTTAAGGAAAATTTATTGACATTTATGTTTTAATGTGTTGTCTATTATTTCTGGATAATCATTTGATAACAAATCTTCCAATTTATACTTTTTATACCATATATTATTTTTTATTTTATTCAAACAATTTTCTATAGAAATTATTCTATAATGGTAACATAATAGGTAACCTTCTTCTATATCTATTTCTCTTAATTTATGATAAAAACAATCTAGTTTTTGTTCTGTATTTTTAACACTTTCGACTATTTTTACGTTATCGTTTGGGTTTAAAGGATGGTGATCAGATATATCATCAAAAAATATTGGTTTAAAAATACATTTAACTTCTATCATTTTGTATCTACATCTAAATTTATTTTCTTTAGAATTATTTTTATGTTCATTATCATGATTCCATCTATAAATATTTGTTTTCAATAAAGATTCTGGATTCCTTAGAGTTGAATTACAAGACATCATAACCCATGGTACTTTTATACACATACAATCTTTGAATGTAGTTTCTAATTCTTTTTTAATTGTGTTATTTATATTTTTTTTGGTTGTTATATATTCATCCATATCTACATAAATTATCCATTCATAATTATTTTTAATTTTCATATATAATTTTTTAATTGAATTTTTTTCAATAATATTGTTATCAAAAATAATATTTACTTTTTTATTATTCATAACATCTTTATAAATTTTTTTATTAGAATTATCATCTATTATATATATCTTATCTACTCCTTGTTTTATATAATAATTTACAAATTCAAATACATAAGGTTCATCTTTACATCTTACAATCAATCCAATAAAATTCATTATACTAAATGAAGAAAAATCAATTTCTTTAAAAAAAATTGATATTTATATAAATAATACATGTAACAATGGAGTGGTATACGCGATGCAAGAGTTTATGGAAACGCGCAAATGAAGAACAAATCATCGCAGTAAATAATTATTTAGAAACTTATGAAGAAAATCAACCCGTTGGTCAGTTCAAAGATGTAAAACGTAAAGAGAATACCATTTATACAGTATACATGTTCAATGATAATTTAGTAGAATTATTGTACGACGAACCAAATCATGTTGCTTATATCAATCGTTTAACAAATAATTGTTAAATATATGAAAACAAAATCACGTAAATACAAACGTAAAACTAGAAAAGGTGGACAAGAAGTAATCGGTGTCAAAGGTTTCAAAACAGAACCAGACACTTTACATGATAAAGATTGTGGAGCAAGTGTAATTAAATTTTTAAAATATGCTACACCTGATATAGGAAATTATTTAGCTGAAAAAACACCAAATGGTATTCCAGGATATATGATGTTGACATTATTGCGTCGTTCTTATAATGAAAGATTAACATGGGTCAAAATAGATGATTTTTCTGAATTGAGACATACCATGAAAAAAAATGAAGCTACTATAGGATCTTATGGTACAGATGGGAACGGACATTATTTTGTTGTATTTCGAATGGGTGAAGGTCTTTTTATGTTTGATCCTCAATCTGGAAAAATTTCATCCTTGGAAGATTATTTAGATACATTATACAAAAAAGATACATTTTATGTTTGTGAAAGTGAGAATGAACCAATTCAGTATGGTGATTCTAGAATTACGAAAGAACTAATAGATGAATTATTTCCATCTGAAGGTTGAACTATTTACTCATAGAACGTATTTTACTCATAATATAAGCACGATCTTCTTCATTTTTTTTTGCTTTTTGTTGTGGTGTCATTTTTTCTTTTTTTTTCATATAAAGTACACTTGCTAATATAATTATAAATAATACAAACAAACCAATATTTACTACTTTGGTGTAATAATTCATTTTGTACTCTTTACATTTTTCAAATGATTCTAAAAAATAGGCTTTAATACCTGGTTCTGTCAGGTGTTCCATGGTTTATTCTTCCTAAAAAATATATAGAGTTTAAACTATGATAGCTTCTTCGATGGGCACTTTTTTCTGGTTATCTGCCATTTACTTTTATTTAAAGTACATCATGAAATTTTCTAATTATGCACACATTCTCTTTTTTATTATTATTTTGATTTTCATGTATTTTATCAACATTGCTATTATTCAATCCAAATGTAGTTCTCCTATGCCAGTATTTAGAGCAACGTTTTTACCATGGACATTGATATTTGGTTCTACCTTGATTGCATTGTCTTTTTTTCCTGATTGGAAAAAACCATTTTCTAATACATTTGGATATCTTGTAGCAAGAATAGTTGGAGGTACTAAAACACTTTTAGAACTACTTATTCCAAATGAGCCTTTACAATATGTGTATGAAGATCCTTCTTTACTCTTGAATCAATTTACAACTACGAATTTTGAAACCATGTTTGCTTCCATGAAAGGTGTATTGTTGGAAGATGAATCAAAAAAACAAGCATTGTTTCAAGTAATACGTCTAAAAGAATTAGTATCTGAATGGATATGGTTTTTGTTAGCAGGTAGTGTTGCCATTAGTAGTTCCTATACTATTTTAATGAATACGGAATGTACCAAATCGGCCGAAGATTATGTATTACAACATAATGTTGCGATGGCAGAAACAGAAGAAACACCAGAACCAACTATGTATACAGTTACAGATTAACGTAAATAGATGCAGTATAAGAAAAAATCGCCAACAAAAATACAACTAACCATAATGGAGTTACCGATTTTTTACGATATCCTATTCCAAAATTTCGTAATGAACCGTCTGGTTGATAAATCAATACGGGTTTCAACCAATGAATAAACCCAAAGGATGCTAAAAATAATAAAATGGCAATCGTCAAACGATTCATAATACAAGGTTTGATTTTATTTTTTATTGATTGTCGTCATAATCGTCATCTCCATTCCCATCTGTACCAAAATCATTATCATCACCCATTTGTACCAATGATAAATCTAAAGGATCAAAATCTGGTAAACCAATGGCTTCTGTATTTACAAATTCATTTCCTTCATAACGTTCTACAATATAGTCACGACTTCTTCCAAGTTGTGCCTTTTTTGTTAAATTGGTTTCTTCTAAAAATAAACTGGTATATTTTTTCTCAGCATCCATACCGTTGAACATAACACGACGTTGATTTGCTTCTGTAGCACGATCTTTTAATGTTTTACGTTGTATGTCTTCATAACTCAAATAAATACCCTTGTGTTCACTCGTAAATGTTTTCATGTACAATGTTAATAAAGTGATGGTTCGTGTTCGATCTCCGTAATCTAAATATTTTTTAAAAATTAAAAATATATAATATTCACATTGTGAACGATTGCATGGTCCATTTAATGCCTCCATTATTTCAATTATTTCAGTATCTTGTAATAGTTTATCTAATCCAAGACCTTGTGGATCAAATGTGCGTAATTCTGTAAAAATTTGTTTTTTCATCAAGTCATTTAACTTTTGTCGATGTTGTAAAGATAGGAATGAAAGTGACAAAGGTATTTCTTGAAATGTAATGGTATGTGAAATATACGATGGATACGTACGTCCAATATTTTTTACAAAAGTTTGTAGATATAAAAGAGGTATATTTCCAGGTAGTTCAACTGGTATGATGCGTTCAAGTTCACGTTTCAAAGGAGGAATCAATAATCTAAATTTCTCTTCATCTATATGAACTTTTTTCTCTTGCACTTTTATTTTTTCTAGAATAATAGGTGTTGACAACAATATTACAGGTTGAATGACGGCAAAAGAAAAAGGTATGGTTTTCATACGTCGAGATGGAACAATAGGTTCTTCGGTTTTGTTGGGTAATTTACCAATCCAACTAGTAATTTTGGTTGTTTCCATAGGTTTTACTTTTTTGACATGTTCTTGTAATTCATACATTTTTTGAAAGGGAGGTTGATTTTTTATGTGAAGAGGTGGTAAAAAAGTATTCCAAAAAGATGATTTATTTACTTTTATCGTTTTTGTTTCAATCATTTGAACACCATATTTACTAGAAATACTTTTCATTTCATTCAATATATCCTTTTTGGAGAATTCTTTTGATTCTACATGAAATCTGGAAAGTATTGTATTAAATCGTGGTTGTTTCTTTATCAACAAAGAAATGACATCATCAACATTCGTTCGGTATAATAATTCAGCCAATTTCAATACAAAAGCGATACTTTTTACAAGAATATTAGTTTCTGTTACCAATTCATGTATCATGTAATTGTAATATTTAGTTAAATTGACTTTTGCTACCGTTGAGGTTTCATTCAACAATTCTACAATCAAAGGTGTATTTGGATGTGTATCTCGTGTTAATTCCAAAAAGAAATCTTCTACTACTGTACTTCGTACCATATCATCAAATGAAGAACTACTGTCCACAGGAGCTACAAAAAAACCACCGACTGTAGTAACAATACTATCTTCTTGTATTTGTAATTGACCTTGTTTTTGTAATTCTTCTATTTTCGAAACGTAAGTATCCTCTTCATATGCATCTATCAAAATATCAAACACCAATGGTAATAATCTAGTATCTGTCTCTTCACAGTAAAACCATAATGGATCTTCCTCTTTCAAAGCAATACGTGTAAATTGTTTTATAAATTCTTTTAATTCTTTGTAACGTTCTTGATATGGTTTTTGTAAAATAAAATACAACATATTTGCGTAAGGGGATTGTGTAAGGTGACTTACTGCCGTTTTTTGAAATCGATCTGTGTACATTGTTTTTTGTCTCTCTTTCAAAATCACCAAACGTTCTACTTCACGTGTAAAAAAATCTTTTTTCTTTTGTAAATAAGCCGTACGTTCCAAGGATGTTTTGTAATACTCTATTTTTACTTCTTGCATCATGCTAGTCAACGTATTTTGTTTTAATTTAAATACAAAATCATCACATGGTGGTTCACATTCTGGTTCTGCGTAACAAATATAAGGTCCAGAACATGTTTCATCTAATTTCCAATTATCTTGAACACGTTTATAGTATTGGTCACCTACTTTGGCATATTCTCCATTAACTACGCGTGTTTTTTGATTCAAAAAATGTGGTGCGTAAAGAGACGCTGTAGAAGGTAACATTCGTTTTGTTTTTATCAAATAACGCATCATCTCTTCTATTGTAGTGTAAGGTTCCATTTCTTCATAATTTGTACGATCCAATTCTTTATCATGAAAAAGGATACCTTTGTCACCTTTCAACTCTTTTACTGTTTTATATTGTTTTACAATAGGTGGAGATATTGATTTACTTGTATCTATTTTGTCTACAAATGTTCTTTCATCTAATTGAAAAGCCATGGCTTCTGTGGTTGCATGCAAAGGAACTTGATCCATGGTAAGATAATTGGGTAATACAGTAGAATGATAAGATGGGTATTTTTTGGGCTTGTAATTTTGAACAGCTCTTTCTAATGGATAAAACCCTAATTCAATTTCTTTACGAAGATCATTTTTTTGAATATCATAAGGACCCAAATATTGTAAATAATGATGGATGGAAAATAAATCAAATGTTGGAACACAAGAAGCCAAATTTGGTAAAACAATAGTATCACGTTTTATACCATCTGTGTATCTAAGACGGGGTACAATCGATTGATAATGTATTCTTTGTAACAAGGGTAACTGTGGTGATTTATATTGGTAATATTGTGGTGAAAAAGTCAAGTATCCCTTGGGTTGAATTGTTTCAGGAGGTGTATTCAATAAAGAATAAGGGTGAGTAACCACTTGTGGAATAAGCCTGGCATGTTTTTCTACACATTCTTTTTTGTAACATTTACATATATTATCTTTGGCTATAAAAGTCATTTTGTTCTCTTTTACCGTTTCACCTCGTACATTGACAAAAGGTTGAAACTCTTGCACGATTTGTTTATAAATTGTTAAATAAGATTCTGTTTTTTCTTGAAGAGTTTGTATTTTTTGTACCCATTGATCTGTATCTACGTCTAAAGGATATAAGTTACGTTTCAAAGAAACAATTGGAAAAACCCATGGATATTTTTTATCACGAGTCCATTTTGGTTGTAAATCTGGAGTAGAAAAAGTATGACGTAATTCTTTGAAACGTTGAACAATTCGATTTACATCTTGTATGTGTTTTGTGGTTTGTTTTGTCAACAAACGGTCCATTAAATCACTTACTTGACGATCTAATGTAAATCTAGAATTACTTTCAGAAACAAAAATATCCATTTCTTCATATTCTATTTCTAAACCTCCATCAAGAACAATTGAAAGAATAGAAGAAGGTGGTCCTTTGTATTCAAAATCAATGTAAATCGTTTCACCACTTGTCAATAATACTTCAATTTGATCTTTTTCTAAAGTTTGAATGATTCCGTAAAGTGGATCCGATTGAAATTCTACTTCGATTCTAATTTTTTTTTCTGGTAAAAAACCTCTTGTTTCTGCAAATCCTGCGACAATAGCAGAATGAACCAAGACAATTTCTACATTTTCTACAATACCATCACGGATAGGAATAATATGTTCTTCGTTTGGATTTCTTATTTTCATGAATGTAGGTGTTATTTCGACAATTAAATAAAATCCGTTGTATTCATCAGAGGTAAGATGGAGAATATCTTGAGGTTTTAACTCCATTGTATTACCTTTAGAAAAAGTATCTAAAGCGATTCAATGAAAGAATAGAAAATGGTGCCACAAGATTGTATTCATATTACCACGGGACCTTATACTTTGGTGAAATACCCACCAGAAAAGAAATATGATCCGCTCTATCGTAGTCTGCGTTCCGCGATTTACAAAGGAGATACACTTGTTTGTATGTCTCCTGGTAAATCTGTTTCATTGGATGAAACCATTCCTATTCAAGAGTATATAGTCGAAGATTTTGTGGAAGGTATTATGATTAATTTATTTTATGATGAAGAATGGAAAATCGCTACAAAGTCTAATATAGGTGCCAACTGTACGTTTGATTCCACACGTACATTTGCTGAATTGTTTGAAGATTGTAAACAGACAATGGGGTTATCCTATGATCAATTGAACCAAAATATTTGCTATAGTTTTGTCATGCAACATCCAGACCATCGTATCGTAACATTGACAAAACCATCTTTGGTATGTGTTGCCATGTTTCATGGTAAAAAAGAAATTATTTCTAATATATATCCTCCCACAAGATATGACTTTTCAAGTTTTGAAGAAGCAAAAATATTTGCACAAAAAGGACTCCGTAAAGGGTTAGTCTTTAAGCATAATGGCTTACGTTCCAAGATAAGAAATGTAATGCATCACTCTATTGAAAAACTAAAACAAAATGTACCTTTTTCTCAACGATATGTCATGTTGAGAAATAAGCCTATACTAAAAGAATACTTGTTTTATTTTCCAGAAGAAAGTGTGAAAGTAAATGAGTTAGAAACAAAGATACAAAATAAGACCACGTTACTATATAACACATATCGATCATGTTTTATGTTCAAAAAAGAAAAAGCAAAAGAACATCCTATGAAAGAGGTATTGTATGATTTACATACCATTTATTTACAAGAATTGTACCCATGTTCTTTATCTAAAAAAAGAGTAGAAGAATATATTTGTAAACATCTGTTTCTTTTGAAAGATGACGTAGGTAAGAGTTTATTCTAATAAAGAAGAAAATTCTTTACATTTTTTTAAACATTCTTCTGATGCATGTTCTACCATTGTACGTATTGATTCTGAAGTGGCACCTTTTGAAGCAATGCGCAATATACCTACAGTATCATGTGGATGTTTTTTATAAAAGGCTACATAAGTAATTTCTTTCGCTAAAAATCGTTGATATAATTCATATTCTAATAATTTACCGATTGTATAATCTCCTTGCATAGGAATGGTAATCGTACCAATTGTATAATCACCTGTAATAGAAACATCAAAACAATCTTCGATTGTCGTGAGAGAAGGTGTGATAGTAATCGATTGAACACATTGTTCTAATTGCAACATAAGAATGGACACAGATAATTTTACTATTTCGTCATTTGTAAACACACCGATTGTTTCAAGTATAAAATCAAATGAATTTGGCACAATGTAACGTTTCCCATCCAAGAAATCCCAATCTTCTTTGGTAATAGTTCGTTCTTTTTCTCCCCATGCGCGTTCAGATGCATCTACATCTTTCGTACATCCATAAGAACATGTAGCAACTGAATTATAGGCACCACATTGATTTGCCGTACCAATACTAGTTTTACAAGTAAATGAAATTTCTTCATCTGGACGAAGACGTATCCAATCGATATAACGTTGTTCTTTAGTTTTATCTAATCCTATCATGGTTGTAGGTGGAAACAAATCAGGTTGTTTAAATTCTTCACTTGTGACATACATTAAATGGGTGGTCTCATTTTTTTTCCTACATTCAATTGTAAGTTGCTTGTTGATATTTGTTTCATGAATGGGAATACAAGATAGTCGAACTTTGATCATTTCATTTGTAAATCGTGATGTGTTTACATGAATGACACAATCTTCCGGTTTCATTACTTGAATAGGAATGTTACCTAATATTGTTCGACGAATCGCATTCGCAAAACTTTTATCAACATCTGACAATTGAAAATAAAGAATACCTTTTTCTTCCTTTTTTGAAAACTTCATTCTTTATAGTAATATCGTTTATTTTTATATCAATTTTTTAACGTTTTCAAAACTCTAATTAAGGAATAAATTTAAATAATAATTGATTCTATTGTAATATGTCTATTGTGTATTACAGTAATTATTGTGACCCTTCTAAAAAATTACTTCAAAAAATAGCAAAAACAAAATTAAGTCAAACAATACATTTTGTTTGTATCGATCGAAGACAACGTGATTCTAAAGGAAATACTATCCTTTTTTTAGAAAATGAACAGGTTATGCTACCTTCTCAAGTAACTAAAGTACCTGCATTGTACAAAATGGAATCCAAACAAGTTTTATTTGGAGATGATATTTATTCTTATTTGTTACCTAAAGAGCTTGAAATCAATCATCAAGCAACCCATGGAAATGGTGAACCGGAATGTTATTCTATTTTTAGTATGAATAAAATGTCTGATTCTTATAGTTATTGGGACCAAAGTGCTGAAGATTTGACCGCAAAAGGATCTGGTGGTACAAGACAAATGCATCAATTTTCACCATTGGAAGAAGACTTTAAAATTCATACACCATCAGAAGATTATGTACCAGACAAAGTTGGTAAAAATGGAAAATCATTAGAAGAGTACAAAGCAGAACGAGATAGTCTTATTCCCCAAGTAAAAAGAGTTTAAAAATTGATTTTATTCTAATAAAACATTGAAATGGCACATGTGGATATTCCAGGTACTGCGTGGTTTTATATTGAACAAGGACCAACCAGTATAGAACAAGTAAGGGAAGTGTTTGACAATGCATTTTTAAATAGTGTGAGTCAAATTGTAAATACTGGACCATCTTATTGGGTTTTTGTAGATATGGGTCGTCAATGTTGGTTATTAGAAGAGGCAAGAAAACAAATAGAAAAAAATACTTTTCAATTGAATGGATGGAATATAAAATGATAATATATGGCATCCGAGAATGAAAGTATCGATGCATTTTTAGACAGTTTACAATTTTCTAATTACAAAACCATTTATGTTTCATATGGTTCTAAAAATGAACGTGGTCGCCAAAATTCATTTCCACAATCGAATCCTTTTTTTTTACAATATTTAGGCCCTTATTTATCTATTGCAATAGATCCACAATTTGAAAATATGGAGTTTGAAGATCATAAAGATCCAGATTTTCGATTTGCAACGATTCCATTGAATAAAATGTCTGATCAAAAAGCATTGGAATTATCTGAAAATGATCAAAAAGAAAAAGGTGGGAAAGGCAGACCCTATATTTTTTTTAAAATGAATCATAGTATAAATCAAACATCAAAAATTACAAAAAAAATAGTAAAATTATTGAATGGACAACGTGTATTTTTTGTAAATTTTATAAAATTTGTAAATCCAGAATCATATGATGCTTGGGTAGGAAAATATGTTGATATTGAAAAAAATTTAGGTCCATTTACAAAGGATTATTATGAGTGGGGTGGTTATTTATATCCATCCGTCATCATCAAACAACATTCTACCATATCAACTATATCCGTTCCATCTTTACTTAGTTCAACTCATTCTTATTACGGATTCGATAAATCACCATCTATACTAGATAGAATGTATAATGATATTACAAATAAAAAAAGTAAATTCAACTCTGTAGTAGATGTAGAAGTTGCACAAAGATCGTTGTTAGAATCAGTGATTGATATTACAGGAAGTAGTGAAGCATCATTCGATCAAAATAGAATTTTGTCTGAAATGGCAGGTGGTAAACGTAAAAGAAAACGAACTTACAAACGAGTAAAATTACTTGCTTTCAAACCACATTTATTTTCATCCTCTCGTGCTAAATCTGTAAAAGAATGATACACTTTACATTTTCCTAATTGATCAATGCGTGATTTGGGATAAGGTACATAATGTTTGCAGTTTAAACAAGATGGATATAAAAACACCCACCATTTCATACTATAATATGAAATGATTTCTTTGAGTTTTTTTATAATTACACTTTATGAACCCAATAGGGGATGTAAGAGGATTTATCATAGATGTGGTTAAAAATATAGCCATTGTCTTTGGCATAGGATACATGGGTGGTTCTTTAGTTGCATTGACACATCTAGATAAAGATACACTAGATAAAATGTTACCTATCGATTTACAAAAATCTCCTTATGTAGGAACAAAAAATGGGTTTTCTTTCACGGGTTATGCATTTCCTTACACCCTTTACACATCCAATCGAGATTTTTTTTCAAAGGTAATCAATTGGTTAGTGATTACATGTGCATTAGTATTTTCTACAATTCGTTCTTTCTTTCGAACCATTGCATCTATACCAACACGTAATACATTTTATGATTTTTTACTTTTTTATATTGCACCTTATCTATTAGTACAAGTAGCCATTCACGCGAAATCTCTAATTATTCTATTTACGTTATTAGTAGCATTGTATGGTTGTTTTTTTGGTGAATTCATAATAGAAGAAGAAAAATTAAGAGATGGATGGTTTTATGCAATGGCTCCTATTTCTTTTGCATATGCTACTTTTCGTGGAGAATTGCAACCTGGTTTCATAAATTTAATGATTCGATTGTTTATTACAGGATTATCCTTTCTTTTTGGTTGGATTGCAATGCTTTTATTGTACCCTTTTTGTTGGTATATGATTGCTACTGCAGGTATATTATATTATATTATATTTTTATTTTTGTCTCCATTACGGTATGGTTTTGAAAAAGTAATTATTGAAATGAGTAATCATCGTTTATCTTTGACATTATTGTTTATGATTTTGACTATTCTATCCTCTAAGTCTTTTTTAGTTTCCTTAGCAACCGCAGGTGTTGTAGTAGGTAGTATCTATATGTTTTATTTATTAATTAAAAATAAGTTCAAGAAATAATGCTTGTTTCTGTTTGCACCGTTACTTACAATCGTAGACCATTTATCCCTTTTTTAATTCAATGTTTTCAACACCAAGATTATGTAGGAAATGTAGAATGGATCATTGTGGATGATGGAACAGATCCTATTGAAGATTTAGTCAAAGATATACCCCAAGTAAAATATGTAAAATTACACGAAAAAATTCCTTTGGGAAAAAAACGTAACATCATGCATGAACATTGTTCAGGAGACATACTTGTCTACATGGATGATGATGACTATTACCCACCTACACGTATTTCACATGCTGTAAAAAAATTACAAGAGAGTCAATGTTTATGTGCTGGATCCAGTATCATTCATGTTTATTATTCACATTTACACAAAATCTTAGAATTTGGTCCTTATGGACCCAATCACGCAACTGCAGGAACGTTTGCTTTCAAAAAAGAATTACTTGCCATAACTTCTTATGAAGAAAATGCAAGTTTGGCAGAAGAATCTTATTTTTTGAAAGGGTTTACTATTCCTATGGTACAATTAGATCCTACACAAGTTATTTTAGTTGTATCACATTCACATAATAGTTTTGACAAAAAAACTATTATCAAACAAGGTAAAGATACTGATAAGTTGATGACTGATTGGATAGAAAATCCAATACTATACCAATTTTTCAAATATGATATTCAATGTTTACCACCGAAACGTGAAGAATATTCTATACGTATAGGAAATACAGTTATGAAAGAAGAAGAAATTTTGAAAACATTAAATCAACAACATCAATATATTTTATATTTATCGAAACAAATAAAAGAGTTAAAGGTCCTATCGGGAATCGAACCCGAATTGCCAGATTCAAAGTCTGGAGTGATAACCGTTACACTATAAGACCACACTATAGAAAGAATAATTTTATTTATATTGTTTTAATATATGAATTATATAGATAGTGCATCTTTGTATGCATTGCAAAATAGTAAATCATTATCGAATATTGCTTACAAAACAGCATTAGTATCTACTGAACCTTTCGCACCTGGTATGTTACATTTTTTTTGTATTCTTTATAATAAAATTTTTAATGATGCATCAAAAGAAGCAATTCTTACATTATTCAAAGAAGATTCTTTATTGAAACCATATTACAAAAAATATGAAATGCTATCAGTACTTTGTCAACATGAAACCATTGATCCAATGGTTTACATACATGAACATAAAAATATAGTAGATCCATTATTGACGTATTTAGGATTAGATAGAGAGGTCACACAATCATTTGAATTATTCAAAGAAACTATGAACAAAAATATTTTACACATTTTAGATTATATCAAATTAAAAAAACAAGATATCATTTCAATGCTTTCTTTTATAAAAATCAAAGGTGGAACACGAAAACATTCTAAACGTAAACATTCTAAGCGTAGACTTTCTAAACATGGATAATTTCTTTCATCAATGAATTTTCGCATAAAATCATTCCTCCTCCACCTCTGGAGTGTTGTGATGTCATACGATTCATATCACCTACTACCATCCATCCTTTATCTGAATATCCGTACTTACTATGGTCTTTAGTATACGTATATTTTACACCATTTTTCCATTCAATCGCATGAATCATTTTACACTTTTCTGTATCATCACATGCATGACCACGAATCCATGTTTCAGTGTACAAACACCCACCAAATTGTGGAAGAATCAATTCTTCATAAATGTCTTTGTGAAGAAGAGGTGACTTTGCTACATGGCATATGGTTGGTGTAATTGAATAATTACGAGACATAATGTTTTTATGAAAAGAAGTATATTTGTCATACGAAATGGTACTACTATATACAGTTGGATTCATGATAAATATTTGTGTTAATATTTCTTCTAAATGTCTTATTGGCATAGTAACAAATAAAAACGACTGACCATACATCAATTCACTTGGTGAAATAGTAATATGTTGAAACTCTGTTGGAAATTTTGGAACAGAATGTATTAACCAACTTACAGTAGTACGATTCCAAGCCAGCACACCTTTTGCATGAGCACCGGTACTGACAGTGTGTAATGGTGTTTCATCATTGTATAATATCCAATGATCAAAGAAAGTACTATACCATTGATGAAGTATAGTATGTAAATCTTCTTCGTATACCCATTCTTTACCAGTAGAATGAAAACATTGTTTACCATGTGGTAATTTAAGAAGAATATGATAGGATGGTCGAGTAAACGTTTGAGAAGTACAAATACCCATGTTTCAATAAAGTGCTATTCAAAAAAATCAATTTTAAAAATTTATGTTCTTTATTGTATGGAAATCCAATTTAAAAAAATGGGTACAATTTTATTGCAAGACCATAAACGTTATACCATTGTGATTCCAATGATAGACGAATACCCATCTTTGGAAGAAGAAGATTTTGTTACTAGTTTGACCAAATTTAAAGATTTCAATATCAAAGGAAGAGTACATCATGCATCTACACCAGAAGAATTGATACAAGTAGCCGATCGTTTGTGTAATGAAGAGTTAGAATTGTCTACTTATCAAACAGTGATTCGTAATTTTTTATCTAACGATACACCTTACAATGGGTTGTTGTTGTTTCATGGATTAGGTACAGGAAAAACTTGTTCTGCTATTACAGTTGCAGAAGAACATCGACAATTTTTAAAAGAAAGTGGATTAAAACGTTCTATATTTGTATTGGGTGGTTTAAATATTCAAGATAATTTCAAAAAACAATTATTTGATCCAATACATTTGACACAACACGGTGATGAATGGATATACAAGGGATGTGTAGGAAATTCTTTACTTCGTGAAGTCAATCTATTAGGTACAAAAAAAGATATCATCGATCGTATACAAGAAGTAATACAAAAACATTATCAATTTATGGGATATCGTCAATTTGCAAATTATATTCATAAACATCGAAGAGAATTAGCAGAATTAGAACATTCAATGATTATTATTGATGAAGTACACAATGTGAAAGATGAAACAGGACGTGGTTTTACACCGAGTAAAGCACTTGATTTGATAACAAAAAAGACAACTGTAAAATTATTATTGTTGTCGGCTACACCTATGTTTAACGACCCAGGTGAAATTATATGGATTATGAATTTACTCAATCGCAATGATAAACGTTACGAGTTAAAAGAATCAGACATTTTTACAAAAGAGGGTGATTTACGTGAATCTGAAAAACAACGATTTTTACATCATATTCGAGGATATGTATCTTACGTAAAAGGTGAAAATCCATTTACATTTCCTTATCGTGTTTATCCTTCTTATTTTTATCAGCATACTATGAAACCAACAAAAGCATTTTCTATGTTTGATACGGATACTACTATGGAAGAAATGAAAACACAAGTATATCCAGTTGAATTAAGTGATTTTCAGAAAAAAACTTACGAAAAGGTAATATCATTGGCATCTAGTTCTAATACATTATCCATGGGTGATTCTATTCCATTTCTTAGTGTACTGAATATGACATATCCAAAAGGAAATAGTATTGAATACATGCAAAGACAAGGTGATGTATATGAATATTATCCTACTAGTGAAAGATGTTTTGATGAAATAAATTTAAAAAAGTATAGTGCAAAAATTGCCGAGATTTGTAAACAAATAAAAAAATCAGAAGGCATTGTAGTTGTTTATTCACAATTACTAGACAGTGGAGTAATACCTGTAGCACTTGCTTTAGAATCCATGGGTATTAAAAATTGGAATAAACCATTACTGAAAGGATCTACACAAAAAGGAAATTTTTCTTATTGTATGTTGACTGGATCTCCATCTTTATCTCCTCGTCCAGAAGAAGCCATACGTATCATCAATACACCTGAAAATCAAAATGGAGAAAAAATCAAAGTGGTTTTGATTACAAAAGCCGCATCAGAAGGTGTAGATTTGAAAAATATAAGACAAATTCACATTATGGATCCTTGGTGGAATTTAAATCGTGTAGAACAAATTATTGGAAGAGGTATTCGTTTATGCAGTCATAAAACATTACCATTTGAAAAACGAAATGCTCAAATTTTTTTGTATACTTCTTACACTGGAGACGTAGAAACGGTAGATCATTACATGTATCGCTTTGCAGAAAAAAAAGCAAAAAAAATAGGCATCATTACACGTTTATTGAAAGAAAATGCAATGGATTGTGTGATGAATCATCCACCTTCAATGAAAATATTGACTGTACCTCAAACAATATCTACGGGTGAACGTATTGATTATAAAGTAGGGGACATGTCTTTGTCAGTATTGTGTGATTTTATGGATTGTGACTACAAGTGTAATTGTGATGAAAAAGAAGCTAATATTGAACCTACTTTGTACAACAAAACACGTACCATAGAACGTATACGTAATCAATTTCGAAATGGATATGTGTATGAAAAAAAAGAATTATTTCGAGAATTAAATTTATTTTTACCGACTTCTATGGAAGAAATCGAAGATGCATTGTCACAAATGATTGAATTAAAATTAGATTGTTGGGATATGTTTCATCGAAAAGGTTATTTAGTAAATCATGGCACGTATTATTATTTTCAACCAATTGCTTTACCAGAAAATATACCTCTTTATGAAAGACGCATTCCTTCTTACAAAACAAAACATTCTATTTGGATTGAACCCAAAGAAAAAGATACACGGACGAATATAGATGAATTAGTACATACATTGAAAGAAAATATGTTGAATTCTAAAAAAGAGGGGTATGATTGGTATGGTAATGCGTTTGAAGTACGAAAACGCATGCCTACAATAGCACAAAAACATGGGTTTGAGTACAAAGATGACGTATTTGATGAATGTATCTTTGAGCATATGATTGAAATGTTAAACTACAAAGAATGTTTTGCGCTTTTACAGCAAGATGAATTCAAAGAACAATTATTGAAATTTTTAAAACCTTTTCAAAATGGTACTTTAGTTCATTTATGGGATCATGCAAAAATTATTACGTTATATTTAGAAGGTACATGGAAAGAATATGAATATAAACTTGTTCCCAAAAAAATAGCCAAAGAAGATTTCGGTACCGTGGTAGGAGGTATTACGAATAAAGGAGAAGAACGTGTATTCAAATCAAAATATATGGATGATCCAACGATTTCTTATGGACAAGTATGTAAAAATGCAGGAAAAACTACAGATTTAATACCTAGGATAAACCATGTATTAGGTGATGATTATTCATCTTTTTCATCAAATAAATTTTCATCAAAAAAAATTTGTTGTGAACTGGAACTATTGTTAAGGTATCTAGATAAAATAAAATACAAAGGTAAACGATGGTTTTTAAATGCGATGGAAGTCATTGAAAATAATGATGATACAATTATCAACTTAATTAAAAAATTGAAAACTTAAATGTTGGTTTATACTAACAAACATGGACTTTTATCATGAATCGCTTCTATCTCGTTCTATATCTATTCCAATTGTAGAAATGGGAGGAAATATTGATGAAGTATTATCTAATGTAATTTCTTCTTTAGAAGGAAAATGTTTAGAAGAAGGATATTTAAAAAAAGGAAGTACTGAATTGATAAGATATTCTTGTGGTGTATTGAAAGGATCACATATTCATATTCAAGTCATTTTTAAATGTAAAATTGCAAACCCTGTACCTGGTGATAGATTTACATGTATTGTAGAAAATAATACAAGAGCAGGAATCAAAGGTCGATTGGATGCAGAAGAAAATCCATTTATTGTATTTCTAGCAAGAGATCATCATCATCAAATACCTAATTTTGGTGAGATTCCAGAAAATAAAAAAATAAAAGTAGTTATTTTAGGACAACGTTTTGAAATCAATGATCCAAAAATATCTATTATTGCAGTATTAGATGAAATGTATAAGGAACCTGAGTTACCTCCAGAGGAACATTTGCCACCTTATATACCGAAAGATGCTCCAGAAAAAGAGATACAAAAAGATATTTTCGTATTCAAATTTAATTCTGCAGACAAAGCACCTGGAAAAGGTGTAAATGAGAATTTAGTCAAAGGTCATACTTATTCAGAATTGTCTAAAATTAAAGATTGGAGACGTATGTTAAGTAATTTTGATGTTGCAGAATTTGTATGGTCTGGTGATGATGTCTTACCAGAACCTTTCCCACCAAACACGAAATGGAATTCTATCGAACATGCATTACAAGGTTCTAAATATTGGAACACTCATAAAAAAGAGGCAATGCGATTTACACTAAATTCTGGTGATATGATTGGTAAAGGAGATGGTTCAGAAGCTCACAAACACAAGGATTTAGTAAAAGTTGATTTGACGGAATGGGATGAGTCCACAATAATTAAAAGTATTGCAGAATCAAAATATAGACAAAATCCTGAAAGAATGCGCATGTTGAAAGCAACAGAACCGGCAGAATTGTTTCATTTAGAAACACAACGCGGTAGAAAAACAGAACTTGTTCCATATAAACATTTAGAATACATTCGAACATTATAATATATTTTATCTCATCATTACATGAATGCAATTTTTATGGGTATCATTGCTGTAGTGTGTATTCTTTTTTTTGGATATATGATAAGATTATCTATTCCTCCAAAAAAAACAACTTCTAAATTGATTGATTTGTATTATTTTTATACATCTTGGTGTCCTTATTGTAAAAAATCATTTGAAGAATGGAAAAAATTCAAAACAGAATGGAATCAAAAAATATATCAAGGATATACAATACAATTTCATGAAGTAGATTGTGACATACAAGAAGCATTAGCCACAAAATATGACATTACACAATATCCAACCGTGAAAATGATAAAAGATGACATGGTGATACATTTTGATGCAAAACCTACTTTACATTCATTAACACTTTTTTTGACATCTAGTTTTGATTGATCTATTTGGAAGTGTTTTATTTTATTATTTTTTTTTTACACCTTTTAACATTTCAAACGCCGATTTTTATATAGAGCAAATTATATAAAAATTATTTGTAATTTTTCTGGTCGTTCGTAAGCACCCTTAAATATATTTTCATATTTTTCTTTCGGTATTTCACTTATTACTTTTTGGATATTTTCTTTTAGGTTTTCATATTTTAACCCATCTAACTTTTGTAATCTTGATTTCAACATACTAAAATAATTTTCTATGGAATTTGTGAAATGTTGATATGGAACAGCATATAAAATATTATTATGTTTATTTACCAATGCTTTTATTCTTTCGTTTCTGTGTGATGAAGCATTATCTAAAATAATTAATTTATCCCTTAATTTACTTGTAATGTTATATTCTAAAAAATCAACTAACCTATCTGTATTTATTCCTCCCTTTTCATATAAATCCCAATGTATCACACCATTTACCGAAATAGCAAATATTCCAGTATATTTTTTGAATACTTCTTGTGATTGTGTTTTTATTACACATCTCTTACCTTTATTACTATAACAATGGTTTCGTTTTTGTAATGATTTTATACTTGTTTCATCAATACAAATAATATCCTCTATTTTGTATTTTTTCACTTCATCATAAAATTCTTTTATTTTGGAATTTATATCAATATCTTTCCCAAATCGTTTTACTGGTTCGTGTCTAATTCTTGTAAGTTTCAAAGT